TGACCTTTGTAGAAGAATATATCAACTTTATCACCAGAATCAGGTGCTTCAGTAAATGCAAAGGTTGATCCACCCTCAAACTGATATGATTCCTTTGGTTTTTGTAAAACACCATTAATGAAGATTAAAAGAACTGCATCTAAATCAATTAGTTGTGAAGAAGCATTTGTTAAGTCTTTTTCAAAACTTAATATTTGACCATTAAAGAATAATGGGAATCTTGTCTTTTCACCATCTTGAAGATTAGCGATACTGTCAATAAAGTCTATTTCACCAAATTGCCAAGCAGAGAATTTGTCTCTGAATATTTCTAAAACTTCTAATTCAAACTCTTGTATTGGAGCAGATAAATGAGAGGCAGTTACTAAACCAACTGGTCTGAACTTATCACCAACCTTAAATGAATGACCAGGTCGTGCTATACTAAACTTATTAATCTCAAATAATGTTGAACCAATACCAACAGAAGTTCTTGATGCACCAACCTCTACATTAAGCAACAAGTTAGAACCAGTATCAGTTGTTGCTCCAATACCTAATCTAGACACACCCTCTACTGGTATGCCCTCATATATTGGTTCAGGAATGATTAATCTTGGATTGACATAACTTGTGCCAGCAGAAACAATATTAAATGCAAGAGTTCCACCAACTCCAACAGTGGCAGTTACATCTGCACCAGTTCCTCCTCCACCACCTTGTCCTACAAAGATAGTGATAGTATTTGTAGTAACTTCTCTAATCGCTGTTTGTATACCAGCAATAGGATCTCCATTTGGATTACTTGTAATTGAAAGTCCTCTAGGATATGGATGATCACCAAAGAATCCGTCTTTAGAACACTTGAATACCAATCCACCTGTATCAATACCAACAGTTTCACTTGTTGTTAAACCATGACTTGGAATTGTTAATTTTAGGAGTCCACTATGTGATTCATAATCTGCATCTGTTGCAGTGTATTGAGTTCCATTGAATGTGGTCTTTCTAATTGAACCAATACCAGCACTAACAAATCTATGAACATACGCTTGATCTGTTACACCAATCGCTACAGTGCCACCTCTATATCCTGAACCAAATGTATTATCCTCGAAGAACTCAAATGCATTTCCACCACCAACATAAGTATGCACAATTGTACTTGGTCCTGCTTGAACCTCAAATGTTCTTTCTGAAACAATACCTGTAAGGAATAATGGTCTTTCATGATCTTGGAATATTGTTGTCGTTACACCACTATATCCGACACAACTAAATTCTAAGTCCTTCAGTTGAACAGTATTTGGTCTATTCAATGCGAAACCATGAACCTTATTAGTAGTTACTGTAATAATACCTGTGATGTTATCATATGCAGCAGTACTAATTCCATAATTTACACCTGAAGTTGTTGCAATACCAACAACACTTGTGATAGCACCTGCAGAGTTCTTGAATAATGATGCCTTTGCACCAACTAATGGAGCGTAACCAAGACCTGGTGTAGATCCGAGAGATACGATTAAACCACCTCTTGGAACCTGATTCTGGTTTATGTCTGACTCTGATACAATAAATTGACCATTTTCTGATGTAATACCAGTAAACTGAACTGTTGATACACCAGCGGTGGTATCAGATATGAACTCATAATTATGCCCTTCATTATTTGTTGTTAAAGGTGTCTGGAATATTCCATTTATAAAGAGAACACCATTACCAACACCGATACCTGATGATGTGTTTGCACCCCCAACAGTTAAACTATATGTCTTTCCAATACCTGTAAAGTCATCTGATATATCATCAAACAACATATTAGTTGTATAATCACTTCTAAGGAATGTTCTTCCACTGAAATCTGCTTTTACAAAAGGTAAATTAGTATTTGTTCTTCTTGATCTGGTGTTTCCTTTAGGTGGTTCAATAAAGTAGACTGAACTATCAACAATATTAAATGATCCTCTATGCACTCTTACAGTGTCATTTGCTGAATGTGACGACGCAGTGATTCCGAGAACACCTCTTTCAACTTTAACAACAGGTAATGTTGCGATTCCAGCAGCAACATCATTTGCATCATTAATTGTGCCCGTGGGTAAACTTGAAAATCCAACTTGCTCAATCTTCATAAACTCATCATTAACTTTAAGTACATCACTTGGTTGAATTGAACCTATTCCACTCACGACAAACTGATTATCAGTTGTATTGATGTTAGAATCTAGTGTATGTGCTATTGAAGTAAATGTAATTGGTTGTTGAACTACACCATCAAGACCAATGATTGTTTTTGTAAGTTGTTTGCTCATCGTTAACCTATGAGCATTACCAGTTCCGATTCCTGTAAAGGTTATTGCTGCACCTGCTGCAACATATTCTGGACGAGAGAATAGTTGGAATCGATTTTCATCAATAACATTTGCATAAACAGTTGTTGGTAATATCGTTGTGACAACTCCAGCAGTATTTGCAGTAGAACCAATTGACATCGCAGTTGCTGCAACTCCAACAAATGTTGAACTAAATGAATATGTTAATTCTTCATTTGTATTGAAGAAATGATTAGGTATCGTAAATATACCTGTTGTTGTGCTTAATATACCTGAGTTAGGATTAAATGTTTTTGCGTATATTGGTGTACCTTCATGCTTTAGATCAAATTTTGTTTTATTTGCTCTTCTACCTTCTAATCCATCATATGTTGATAAGAATACCTCTTGTGATACTGTTCCATATGATAATTTTGGAGGTGTATTGTCAAAATCATTAGCGGTATAGAACACCTGATTATATGACTGAACCTCAATAAGTGATGCAAATTCAGAATCTGGATAGAAACGTAAGTTAATATCATTGCCACTTATTTCTCCACCAAATGTACCTATGCCTGTTGTTGAACCCATTGAAACAAATGGATATTGAACAGTTAGGATATCATCTGCATCACGAATCGAAACTATTTGATGTACTGCTGATGTGTCTCCACAAGAAACTCTAACAAGAGATTTTACAGAACTATCAATGTTTTTATTTAAGGTTGCATAAGTTATTGTGCTTGTAGTTCCAGTAGCATAACCAGATTCAAGTCTTACACTTCTCTCTGCACCTGATGGTTGATCCGATACTGAAAAACGATATGTCCCTATACCACTAGTTGTTGTGCCTAATCCAACAATATTTGCTCTTGTTTCTAGTCCATTACCAGTATTATCATTAATTTGTAATTTAATTAAATTATTCTCAAATTTTGCAGTTATAATACCAACTGCACTTGAACTGCTTGATAATTTTTTATCAACATAAATTTGAGATATTGCAGTATTAGTCCCATCAAAATCTACTATGACTTCGTTATAGTTAACATCTTTGGTTACTGTATCCTCAACATAAATGTTTGCATATAAAGTATTAAAGTCTGTTTTAGGAAATTCAACAATTGATACGGTTGTTCCAGTAGCAACATTTACATTGACACCTGTAAGTCTAGTATTACCGATTGAATTTGTATTAATACCAACTAAATCTGTATTAAAATCTATTTTCAGAACCTTAATATCATGATCTTTAGTAAACTTGTCTGTTGGTTCAAATAATAAATTTTTATTTCCAGAACTTGTTATCTCAGTGCTAAAATCACCTAATTTAAGTGTTGTAAAATCATTTGTTTTATCAAATAAAATTACGTCATCCTCATCTGTTAACACAACTAATTCACTAAATTGAGTATCAAAAGTATCAGGATCTACAATTTGTATAAGATAATTTCCAAAATCAGCATCTAATGATTCAACAACACTATTATTCGCAGAAAAACCGACACTAGAGAATTCAGAACTAACATCATCGTGAATTAAAACTCTATTCGAGATACATCTAGAAAAGTCAGTTAAGATTTTAGTTGTAAATTGTAAATTTTTTGATTTATTATTGAGTGTATCAAAATCTTTAACAAAATCAAAATTGTTTATTGCATCTACTCTATTATTTTCATTAATTACATCAAGTATTATTGTTGATAATGATGTAGAGCCAGTTCCAATCTTAATATCAGCCTTGTTTTCAATAGATGTATCAGCAAAGTTTTTTAATCCAGCAGGATGAACTATGCGATTTACTGGACTCACAAAAGTATCCCATACTATAGGACTCTTTACTGTATAAGATAAATTTTGATAGTAATCATTATCTGGTGTGACTTGATAATCTTCACTCAATTTTCCAGTATTATCTAACCATCCATACTCTTGTCGATTTGAGAAATCTATATTAAATCTTGCTTTTTTATCTGTTATTGATGTTATCTCAGCAGATACACCACTTATTTTACCTGTTACTCTATCACCTACTTTAATTTTATATAATCCATCTATTTTGATATAATCATCTCTTATTTCAACAACAACTAAATCTGTTTTTTGGTTTCCTACATTTAATTTCTCATTTAATTCAAAGGCACCTCTGTTCTGAATAGGTTGTATATCAGGATAGTTTTTCTTATTAATTAAAGTTGCATAACCAGATTGAAATGTTTTTGCAATACCTGGATTAGTTGTTAAACCAGCTAAACTGAATACTAATTGAGATGGAGTTCCAGCGATATAATTTTGAACTTCAAAGAATTTATAACTATGATCTTCAGAATTAAATCCATCACCAGTGACAGAGGTATTAGTTGTAATTCCTCCTTGCGTAGCACCTATACCAGCCTCTCCTATTCTTAATAAACCTTCAACAAATACTTTATCTCCTATTGCAAAAGGTTCTGTTACAAATCCATTTGTAGGTGTTTCAATAAAGCAAGTAACAACACCTGCATTTGGATATGGTGCTAATGTAACTGAATTAATTCCAACACCATTAGAGTTGTTAATAGCAACAATTCTATGATTAATCGAGTCTAGTCCATTTACAGATGCTATTACATTAACATTTGATATTGTTTGATTGGGAACAAAGGCTTGTAGAGATGCATCATCAACAACAGTATTTGTTATAGGATTAAATAATAATAAATTAGGTGCACTTGAATAATTGCTACCTCCACTCACAATTTCTACACTATTCACAGTATCTAAATTATCAATTCCAACCACTGGAGGAATGAAAGCTTCTGGACTTAATGTTTTATCTGAGGAATATTCGTAACCAATATCAACTATTCTTACTTTCTTTATCTTACCAACCGTATTTGATGTTGATTTAATATTGGCACCTGTGCCATTTATGCTTTTAACAGCATTAAATTGTGGTAATTTTTTATAATTATATCCTGATGATAAAATTTTAAATTCTTTAATTGTTCCAACTACATTATTAGATTTGGTAGAATATTCAAGTTTTTCACATTCAGTATCTGCATATCTTAAAAATTCTGGAACATTCGGTGATATATTAAATGTTTCAGAAGTAACACCAGATATTTTATATTCACCATTATAAATGCTATCAATGAATAATATTTCTGAATAATTCGGAACATCTGTATCAGATGTGCTTATGAATCCTCCTTTTGATAAACCATAATATAATTTATTTGGTGTAGTTGAGGAAAATTGAACAGTTAGAGCTGCACCAACAACAGGTCTATCAGGTGATGTTCCTATACCAATAGTCCCAACTCCAACAACATTAAAAGTGGTAGAGTCTTGTGAACTTAGATATTCGTTTGTTAGTTCTTTATCATAGAATAATTTAAAGTCAAAATCTGCTAATGTTGTGCTTGATAAACCAAAAGTTAATTTTTGATTTTTAATAACAGTGATTCTTGGATTTATTGGAGATATTGATTGATTTGCACCACCAGTATTCGCTGTAATCGCAACAGTTTGCACTGGAATTTGCGAAACATCTCTTAGAGTCTCTCCCAACTCTATACGTCTATCACTAACTTTATAAACATAATACAAACCTGTTGTTAATCCAGTTGCACTACCATCATATAGCACTTTATCACCTGTACTAAAACCATGATCGATTAAATCTAGACGATTAGTTTCAACGTCTGATGCACCAAATGTTATTGGATTTATAATTAACTTCTCAAATTCTGAATTATATCTTACAGAGACTGGAGTTGTAGTTCCAATTCCCACTGCTAAATTAGGAACCACATTCATTTTAACAATATCATCATTTTGTAAATTATGAGTTGTTGTTTCCGCTACACCTATCTTCGTTGTTACAGTGCTAATAACTTTGTCCACATCACCAAGAACTTGTGTGTGTAATGATGTTAGATTATATAATCCTGAACCGATACCTGTAACACCATTTCCTAAGAAATATAAACCATCACTGGTATTTGCTACACCTGCTCTTGTTGTAACTAATCCAATATAATTTTCGTCTTTTTTAATAACAAATACATTTGTTGATGTTTGTCCAGTAAATGGTAACTCAAATGAACCAACAGCACTATTATTAGGTGATACATCAAATTCTGAATTAGAAACATTTGGTCTTGTCAGTGTAATTTCTTGACCTGTAGTAAATGGGTGATTAGGTAGATATATTGCTCTTTCAGGTATTGCAACTTGGGATACTGTCTCACCAATAAAATAATTGGTTGAATATCCAACATTGTCAGTTCCAATACCTATAGATTGCACTCCGTTAAAGTAAACTATATCATTTATTTTTGAGTCAAATTTATTAATCTTTACAGGAACAGTAAATCTGTTGTTTAAGATATCTACATTAGAACCGAAAGTATGTGCTACCCCTGCGTTTCTGAATATTCTTATTACTTTATTTTGATTAAAAACATTAAGCACTTTTAACGTTTCTGTTGAATTACCTACACCAATTCTTAATGTTCCACCAATTGAGACTGTATTTGGAATTTTATTAACAAATATATCTTGTACCACTCCACTGGAATCTCCAGTTGTCATTGACTTGCCTAATGAAACTGTATCTGTGCTTACACCAATCTTAAATGAATCTGTTAATGCTGGTATTGAAGTGCTTAATCCAGATATAAAGACTGAATCCTGATTATTAAGCTCAATAAATGGTAGAATATTTACCTGAACTTCACCATAATTTTTCCAAGTGAAAACAGCATTATTAAAACGTGTTAGAGTTGTTTCAATATTAGATATACCAATACCAACAATTTCAGAAACTTCAGCACTAAACCCAGAACCCTCCGTATCATCATGGTTAAATGAAGTAAGATCTCCAACTTTATATCCTAACCCACCATCTAGAATTTGTATATTATCAACACCACCTTTAGTCACTGCTTCAATATTAGAAATTTGTCTTATAAATTCGTTTGATTCCTCAATAAAATCATTATTAGCAAACTCCTCATTTACATTGTATGGTTTTGTATTTCTAATTAAATTAGAATTATTAAACTCAAAATCATGATTCAATATGAGATTATCATTTATTAAAGGTGATCTATAAGTATTACCAATAAAATATGGATAAACTCCTTCAATTTTATTAGTGGATGTACTTAAACCAACAGTTGCAAAATATGCATATATGCCATTAGGAAATTCAGGAGTTTTACAGAACCTACCATTATGAATATCTAAATCACCAGATCCATCAAAAATATAATCATCTACAAAAAATCCCTCATCAAATCCACTTGGACGATTAATTACCTTAATTATATTTTTCTTGTAAGATGATGTTAATATTTTAAGTGATGAATTTATGTTATCTGGATCTGAATAACCAAAAGGACCATATATTGGATTACCGTCATATGCCCAACCAATTATTGGTGAGTGACTTGTTATTTTATCAAATTCACCATTTTGTTTAATATCAAATGTTTCTTCAAGATTTAACGCTGTGGATTGTGAATATCCTGAGACAGCAAATGTCAACGATTCATCCCTTGTTATTAAATTTTCATCACCAAATCTTTCAGTTGTGTTAATAGTTAAACTTCTTACTCTCGCACCAAATAAACCATTCTTACCAGTTTCTATTGCACGAACCTCAGTTGTTAAACTACTATAACCAATTCCAGAGTTTATAACAACTGTGTCTGTTATAGAACCATTACTAATAATTGGTCTTATAATTGCTCCTGTACCAGATTCAGTTGATGAAACGACAATATCTGGTAATGAGTTATATTGTTCTCCCTGATTAGTAACTATTACATCTTCAATTTTTCCGTTACTAATAACTGCTCTTAACTCAGCATCTTTACCATTTTGTATTGAAATATCTGGTTTTATCTGGTGATTAAGTATACTAGATCCATAATTTGTACCCTCCTCATACAAATATGCTCCAATAAATGAACCCCTTACCACTGGAGTAAAATTAATTGTCCCAGTAACTGTAGATCCATATGAAACTTCAACGTTAACTTTAATCTCAGGGTATGTGAATGTCTGATATCCAGTTCCTGTAGATCCTAAACCTACAAATTTACCTCTATTAAAGTTACTACTTACTGTTGCACCTATTCCAGCATCTGCTAATTTAAATGAATTATCATTAATCTTCATAACATAATAAGAAGATGCTGTTGATAATCCTTGAATTGCTTTAGGTTGTGTAGAACCCAATCCTACTGTTGGAGAATAATTTACTATTTCTCCATTAGAGAATCCATGATTGATATAATTAATGGTATCAAAAGATGTTGAAATACCTGTTGGATTAACTCTTAGTTTTTTATACTGATAATCAGAACCTTCATTTATTACTCTAACATTAAGTAGTGTGTTCTTTGTTTCAGTTCTAAACTTATGAATACCACTAGCAGCTGTATCTGTTGCTAAACCAACTGTATTAATACCTGCTATGCCTGTTAAAGCATCTACTTTAGTATTAAATATTCTAACAGTCGTTGGATTTACAATTCTAACAAAATAAGGATCACCATCTGATAATGTACCTGTAATAGTATTGGTTGCATCATATGCATTACCAATTCCGATAGATGGATTTCCTTCATTTCTATAAAATACTTTTTGACCATTCTCAAGATTGTGCTCAGTTTTGAATGTAATTGTTTCATCATTAATATCAATTCCACCATTAAAAAATATATCTCTACTATCAAATGATATATCTCTAAATCTAGCTCCTAGAACTGGTTCTAATACACACCCACTGCCATTACCACCAGTGAGTGAAATATTTGTAACTGACTGTATATCAAAATCTTGTGGATCTACAAATACCTTTTTAACACTTCCTGAAATTATTGGTTCTGCTAACGCTGTAATACCAGAACTTGCTTCTACACTTATGGTAGGAGGATTTATTATATCATAATTATCCCCACCATTTAATAATTCTACATCCTCTAATGGACCAAAGAATATATTATCGTCGGATACTGGTGAATGTATTTGCACACCGTCAATTAAAATACCAATATCATTTACAGTTTTATCTTGATTAGATGAAACAAATAAATTTTGTGATAATGGTATTCTTCTTAAAATCTTATCAGCGTCAAGATTTCGATTAGCATGTCTCTGTAATATAAAATTATGATTACCCACAGTTGTGGAACCAATACCAACTTGTATTGTACTTGCCGAACCAATTTGACTTCTGGAATTATATAAAGCAATTCTAGATATTTGTGAACCTGCAGGTTCTGGTTGAGGATCAACATAATATACTCTTCCAGAGGATAATCCTACTATTTCTTCAATATCAGGTTCGTATATAATTGCATCACCCTGTATTAGTTTTAATTCAGAATTTGCAGATGGAGTAAAACGAATGAAACTGTATAAATTATTCAATGGATTTTGTCCATCAAAATTATTTGAGTTTGCAGCACCTACTATACTTTCTTTTGTGACATCTAAATTAATGTCGTAACTTGGTAAAGAGTTGGATGCTACATAACCATCTACACTAGCATCTGAGTAAACATTTAGAACATCGGAAATTAATACACCATTTCCAGATTTAATTGAAATACCTGTACTATTTGCTCTCTCAATAACTCTACGAATATCATAAGTTTCATTTGATTGGAAAGGTATTGTTAAATTTTGATTTACTACTCCAATTTGATTTAATGTTGTATCAATAGTCGAAACATTAAATGAACCAATAACTACTTGTTCATTTCTTTTTAATATCTCAAACTGATCACCTACATTTAATGATGACTTGTCAATAGGTGTTTTTAATGTGTATGGACTTTGCCCTTCAACCTGGAATCTTGAGCTAGTATTGTATTTCCAAGAATTAGCGTATATTTCTTTGTAACTTACATTGTTATTATCAATTTTTTCACCAACATTTTTAACAAATATATTTTCACCCTCATTTACTAAATTAATATCAGATACAGGCACTAATTCTGATAATACACCAGTTATACGTAAATCAACTCTCTTTGATAAATCACCATTTTCATATCCAAAAATAGTCTCATTTGATCGAATATCATCAGCGGTATTGATATTAACATTTATTCCAGTACAACCAAAAAATTGATTAATTGATTTCGATGTAAAATCAATTGTATTCTGACCACTTATAATTGTACCTGTTGTACCAAATCCAACAGTTGAGTCAACAGAAATCACACTCGCATTAACTTGTGAACCACTGAGTGCTTTAGTTTTACCAGGTATTGTAAATATACCCTGAATTAAATCCCTATCATTATATCCTACAAATAATGATAATTTGTAATATGTTTTACTATCTCTTGTAAATATTTCTACTTCAGATACTGAACCACTAGTATTCAAGTCATCAGATTTAAATATTGTTTGACCAACCAAATTTTGAGGATCTCCTCCAGATACTAAATCCGCAACAATAACTTCTCTACGAATGAACTCTGAACTTGAGGGTTTAATAAGATTAGATTCAAGATCTAATATCTTTGCATCAACTCCATATAAAACCTTAAAAAGAACTCTTATTGACTCTTCAATACCTTTCGACTGATAAAAAGAGCGAGCAAACTTTATAAAGTTACCAACATCTAAATTTTCAGCAAAATTATTATTTTCAAGACCTGGTAGAAATGTTTTCTTTAATTTTTTATAAAACTCTTGAACAAATAATACAGAAAGATTAGTGATGGATGAACCAGAAGAGTGAGAATCTGCAGATGTACTCTCGAAATTTAAGGTTTCTTTATTTACATCAAGTAATGATGATGACAATCCTACATTATACCCAGTAATTCCACTAAACCCACGAATACAACCTGT